AGTCGTTTAATATCTGACCAGCATATCTTTTCATATTCTCACCAGCACGATCTCTTGCAAATTTAGTTTGTAATGTTTGTATTGCTTTATCAACTCTCGATTGCATAGACTTTTTAAATTTATTATCTTCTATAAAACTTACTAAACGATTCGCTTCTGCATCATCAGAACTAGCATAAATACCATTAATAGTTTGTCGTAATTCTTTCTCTAAATCTGCAAAGTCTGAACCAACTAAAGTATTTTGATAAACTTTTTCTGATAATCTTCTTGTAAAAGTATTAGATACGTCTTTGAATTGTGTGTAATATTGTTGTTTTAAATTTTGTATTAATGCTAGATCGCCTTTAGTTAATTCTTGAAATTCAACAGGTATATTACCAATTCTTTTAAAAGCTTTTTCTATTCGCTTTGCTTGTTTAGTAAAACCCTCTCTAACAACTTGATCTGCAAAAGGTAAATATTCAGCATCTATGATTTGTTTTATTTTAGGTCTTATTGCTATTGCCGCTTGTAATTCTATAAGCTTACCATCTTGTGTTGGTAAATCTCTATTAGCTAATGATACTACTTCTCTTTCAATACGATCTAATGTTGAAGTCAAAGTTTTGTAATATTTAGCTTCTGCGAGTTCGATTTGTTTGATTCGATATTCTGTACTTTTTTGAACTATATCTGCCATTTTTTTTGTCTATCACAAAAAAGTCAAAAACTCAAAAAAGCTTTTTTTTAATTTTTTTTCGCCTACTGCTACAACACTTATTTTTTGCCTTAATTCACTTTGCTCACTTCTAGAGCATTTTGAAAAAGTGCGTATGGTATAATAGTGAATAAATAAAAACAAGGAGCAGAAAATGAAAAAAAACGAAAAGCCAAAATACCTTGCCGTTATATATATTGGTATGGGTACTTCTTGGGCAACAGGTCTTGTTGATATTGATACTGCTGTTAGTGCAGTAAAATATTTAAAACAAGATTGGTCACATCTTTTTAAGTTTAAGAAAAAAGATGCTTACCCTGTTCACATTCATAAATTAGGTGAAGCTGGATACAATGGTTGGTTCAGCAAACACGGAATAGTTTGTGACTCTGAAACTAAAAAAGAAATACCCTTTCATAAAACATTTTGGGTAGTTAATTAAATAAATTAAGGCGACTTAGAAATGGGTCGCCTTTTTTATATCTGTTCTTCTTCTACTTCTTGATCTTCTTGCTGTGGTTCGTCTTGTGTAAAAGAACCCACCTCAGGTTTAGTATCTATTTCTTCAAAGATTTGACTTAGCTTATCATCATTATCTACGATTGCTCTTGCTATCTCTTTATCAATCTCTTTAGATAGTGTTGCTGACTCAACTCCTGATGCTTTAGCTTGTTGGAAGAACATAAGATCACTAGCATAATCTCTAATGTTAAATGAGTCAGGGTAATCTATTTCTCCATCAAATGTTGTGTTTTGAAATTGTGCGTATAATCTAAATATTTGTTCTTCTGCTAATTCTAAATTATCTGCTTTGTCAGATAGTCTTGCATTAAGTAATTCAAATTCTGTTTGTAAAGCTATACCTGAACTTACTTGTGTCTTAGTAGTTCTTACTGCTCCGATATGTGCAATTCTATTTATTGAATTAACTTTGTTTTCTATTGATGTCATAATTGAATTTAAATTAGAACCATTTGGTTGAAGTAAGTATGGTTTTAAGTTTGGTTCTATTTCTTCAGGCATTTCTATTATTGCACCAGCACCAGCACTTGCATTGACACTTGGAGTCTTAACTAATGATGGGTGATTTGATAGTCTAATTAATTGTTCTATCTCTGAGTATTCGTTGTAAATTGCTTTTTGTAAATCTGCTATGTCTGTAAGGTCTGATTGACCAATCCCTTTTTTATGTGATTTGGAATTGTATAAAATAACTGCTGGTATTTTGCCAATCAGATTATCGGCAGTATCTATAACGACAGGTTCTGATCTTTCTTCCATATACAAAGTATCTATTCTATCAGGATACCAAACTCTCATATATGTTCCCCCATCTTTATCAACTTCTTCTCTTATTTTTAAATAGTCTAATACATACTTACCATTAGGTTCTCTTTTAAAATTCCAATCTAAAACATTCTCAGGTGTTACGATTGATATGTATGGTCTAACTTCTTGTTGTAATTCTTCTGCTCTTGTTCCTAATGTTAGATTCGGTTTATCTAAAATCATAAAACAATGACCATAAATAGAAGAATAATTTTGGGCTTGTTTGATTACGTTGTTAAAATTATTACCATCTAAATCTGCATCTTTTAAAAATGTATCTAAGCTTTGTTCATCTGCCATAGACCCAAAATTTCTTGATGGTTTTACTCTAAATAAAAAAGATGAGTAGATTTGTATTACGTTTCTACAATGATTATCGCAAGGTGTGTTAGCAAGTCTTTGATTAAACTCGTTATCTAATTCAAGATTGTATCTATTTAAATATTGACCAAGAGTATAATCATATCCACCATTATAAGATCGTATGTAATATTCCCAATTCATTACATTTTCTTTGTAATCTTTGTGTACGTTTAGTGCAGAGTCTCTTGAATATGCCATTACTTAATTGCCCATCTTGCTGGTTTAGAATATGGAATATTACTTGTAAGTGGTTTAATGTAATCAATTAAATAACCTAAAGCATCATTCATATGGTCAAAACCTTGTTCCTTGTCAGGAATATTTGTGTTTTCCTTGTATATTTGTCTTTGTAATCCTTTTATCATTGTTTTACAAGATTTAGAAACAAAAATATATCGCTTACCCTTAGAATCTTTTAGCTTACTATTTACTGCGTTGACTCTATCTCTTATTGATGGGTGTTTGTGTTTTACTTTTACTTTGAAACCAGCATTTTGCAATATAGATAAATCAGTTCTACCACCGGCAGAAGTTTTACGTTGTTTAGAAGCTGGGTCAGGGTAAATAATAATTTGCATCTTAGAACCATACCTATCTCTTATTTCTTGGCACATTTCATCAGTATTACTTGAATAAATTACTATTTCATCTACTACATAAATCTTATCTTTTTCTATTTGTGTTACACAAGAACTCATTGGCGACACGTTGAAATCCATACCAATATGTAAAGGTTTAGACCAATCTATCTTTTTATCTACAACTGACTCGACAGGGTGAAAATTGTAATATACAGCACCAGCATAATTTTCAAATGTTCCCTCAAACTCTTGTCTAAAAGTTCTTATATCTATATCCTGTTTTGCTTGTTCTATTTCTTCTTTAGAAACCATACCACCCTGTACAGTAGTGTATTGAAAGCTTTGCCATTGATCGTCTTGCTTACCTTTTAGATACATCTCATAAGACCAATTACCATAACCTTTAGGTGTTCCACACATCATTACATCTCCAAGTGTATCTGCAACAGAAGCACGTAATACTTCAAACCAAGTTCTTTTGTCTATATCTGCAAACTCATCAAGTATTAAAAAGTTTAATCCTGTTCCTCTAAGTGAGTCGTAATTCTCTGCACCTTTTAGTGATATTGTACTATGTGATTTTTTTATTTTTATTGTAAGTGTAGTTTCGTTAATGTCCTCAATCCAATTAAACTGATTTAGTATTTCTTTTAGATTAGACCAGCAAATCTCTTTAGCCATCTTAAAAGTTGGTGCTACATACCATATCTGCTGATTAGGTCTTGATGCGTATTTCATCATCTCAGTAATACATAAATAAGTTTTACCGAATCTTCTGCCTGATATTAACACTCTAAATCTTTTGTCTGAAGAACTGACCTCGTATTGTGGCTTAGTCAATTTGATTTTCATATTAGGTCGTTGATACTTCCTCACATCTAAATTGAATCATAATCTTTCCAGCATTTACTTCAATCTTTCCTAACTCTTGGTTTATCGTAAGTGCGTTTAAATATCCAGCAGTAGAACAATCATAGAAGCTGTCATAGTATTGAAAATTAGGGTGAGGGTCAGAACATTGTTGATAAATAGCTGAACAGATTTGTATTACTAACATATATTTCATAACCAATTTATTATTCCCCAAATGCCAAAAATTAAATACATAGTTTCCATGTACAATCTTGGCATTGATTTAGACCTGTAAGAGTCGTAAATCCATATTGCACAGGACATCACCGATAAACACCAACCTAAAGATTGAAGATAATTTATTTTAAATGTTGTTAATATTATTACACTACAAAGTGCTAAAAGGAAACCACACCATCTCAGCTTTCGTATCGCACGATTCAATCTGACCATAATGTGTCCTCATAATTAATTACTTAAAGAAATGATTTTGACAATCTTCTTTGCTCCCATATATATTTCTGTTTCTGCTTTAATTTTTTTACAAGAAAACTGTACTCTCTCAGGTCTTACTTGTCTTTCTGCTATTCTCTTTGATTTAAGGCATTCACTCATTTTTTCTTTGTAAGTATGCTCTATCACATCACCTTTTAACATCATTATCAAAGCTACTACTGTTTCAATCATTAGTGACCATTCTTTCTTACTTTGTCTTTTATAAGTTCAATCTGATCCATTACTCTATCCATATCTTTTTGTAATCTATTAATATTAGTTTCGTTATTTCTCATAGACTTAATTTCTGTTTGTATATCTTCTACATCAGAAATCAAATCTTCTATTAATAAAAATTGTTCTGAGTCTGCTGGTAAAGAACCCATCTCACCTCTTGGCCATTTAATTCTAAACTCTGTGTTCTTTTCAACATCAGATAACATAAGCTTTCCATTTGTCTCAATAATATTTAATCTTTCAATTATACCAAAATAAGCCCATACAGATACTGCAACGGCTATAATTATACTTACTAAATTCTTTATACTTAAATCAATACCTGAGTCCTCACGAACTTTAAGTGACTTCATTTAAGATAACCTTTTGTAATCCATTCTATAATCTTCTTTAGAATCTTTCTAAACTTCTTCATAATCTAAATCCTTTTCGCCAAGTTCGCATTGCCCAAAAAGCTGGAGATAAACTTTTCTGTCCTCTTACCTTAGCCAAAATGGGTCTAAATCTAGCAAAAAAACTTCTGCGTCTAGCATCATCACTTCTGCCTATGCTCATACCTTTTGCACCAAAGTTCACCTTTTGGACTCTACCTGTTCTTCTATTCCTAACAAATACTTTGAACTTCTTTACATCACCTCTTTGTACTTTGTTAAGTTTTACTGTTCTTCCTCTATACTTTGCCATTATTGCTATTTAACACTTATTGAGGTTCTTCGCCACCACAAATATACCCTATAACCTGTTTGCCTTTGTAGGTGTGATAAACGTGATTAGAAAATAAATATCTTTTCTTTTGTTCGTGAACTCTCACATTATGATGAAACCAGCTAGAGCAAGACTCATGTATTTCAAATGAGTCTAATTTTATGTCTCCAAATGTGGTGAGATAAAGCAGAGTAATGATAATAGGTTTCATCTTACAAAATGTCTAGGTCGCCATTTATTACAAACATAAACATCTTTTACACCAAAACTTTTGTAAATATTGCAGAATGATC